TAAAATGAGCCGAAAAGAGAAACTCCTCGAACATGCAAGAAAACGGGCCAAAATGTCGGCTAGGGCGAGGAAGTTTATCAAGCATTATGTGCTTGATCCGTCCAATGCCACCCGAGCGGCTATACGAGCAGGTTATTCACCTCGCTCAGCAAGAACGCTGGCTAGTCGACTCCTTAACGATCCGAGAGTACAAGGAGAGCTCGCTAAGCACTTCACGGATAAAGAAGCCCTCATAGCCGATATTCTCAATCAATCTTTGCTCAGGCTTCAGGAGCTTCTCCAACGAGAAGATGTGGAGAATCGGGATATTCATCGAGCGATCCGCATGGCCTTGGAGTATACCAAGATCGCTGCCGGAGTACTAGGGCTGAATGTTAAGAAGCAGGCTGAGACCCAAGATGTCACTGAAGAGCTTACGACTGATGAACTGATAGAAATTCACGAAAAAGAATTGGAGCGATTGAGGGCCCTAAAGGCACATGGGAGTCTACAGTCTCATACAGCAGAGAGCCAAGCTGGAAAGACTCAAATACAGTGAGGATTTTTTAAGCTTCCTTAAGGATGTCTTGGGTTATGTGGATATTGTGGAGGGCGTACACGGGCCAATCGTTAAGCTGCTGACGGACCGTTCCTCCCGTTACAAAATGTTCTTGTTGCCCCGAGGAAGCTTTAAGACCAGCATTGTCTCGATAGGTTATCCGCTGTGGCGTCTAGCTTATGAGCCCGACTTAAGAATCCTGCTTGATAGCAAGACACTCGATCGGGCAAAGATGATACTCTCGGAGATAAAATGGCACATCGAGTACAACGATCGTTTCAAGGAAATATACGGGGAATGGAAGAATATCCCTGGGTGGCAGGAAGATGCGGTGACTATACCGCAGAGGACACGACCGCTCAAGGAGCCGTCTATTGCTACGGGCGGAGTCGATTCCCCACGGACGGGCGGCCACTACGACATAATCATCGCCGACGACTTGCACGATGAAAAGAACATCACGACGGACTTGATGCGCCAGCGGGTGATCCTACATTATAAGACGCTTCATCCCATCCTAGAGCCGGATGGCGAGCTCATTATAGTAGGGACCCGCTGGCATACAGAAGATGTCTATAAATATATCATGGATCACGAACGCTGTGAATACCTATGACCTCCGAGCACACATGGAAGGTCATGATCCGGCCTGCTATACTACCGGGTGGGGAGCTATGGTTCCCACAGCGGCTAAGCCGTGAATTCCTTGAAGTCCAAAGAGAGCGAGACCCATATTTCTTCTCGTGTTCTTATCTAAACGAGCCTATACCCCCCGAGGAACAGCGATTCAGGCCTGAGTGGATTCGTTATGCAGATGTTCTCTTCAAGACCGATGACTACACAAGGATTGTAGATAAGAGCACAGGCCGGGAGTATCATGTATGGGTCACGATGGCTATAGACCCGGCCATTTCAGATAAGAAGAAATCGGACTATACGGGCATTGTAACAGTTGGGACTACCACTCAGGGAATATGGTATGTTTTGGGGGCACGACGAGTAAAGGGAGGCGTGGACAATATCACTCAAGCTGTAGTTGAAGAGGTCCGCCGCCTCAAGCCTGTAACGGTGGGTGTTGAGGCTGTAGCCTTCCAAGTGGTCCTCAAAGATATTCTCCGAAATGTCTTTGCCAATGAGGGGATAGTTGGGACCCGTTTGGTCGAGCTGAAGTCAGGGTCTGGCAGAAGCAAAAGAGCCCGCATAGAAGGTTTAGTACCCCTCTTTGCCGAAGGCCGGATTTTCCTGTGCAAGGGCATAGACCCCGAATTGGAGCGGGAGCTAAAGGAGTGGATGCCGGGAGCAGAATTGGGACATGATGACCTTATCGATGCCCTTTCGCACCAGCTGACTCTAAGCAAACCTGCACCTCCTACCGGAGTTCCCACTCCTATTGTTGACATCCATGATTTGCCGCCAGAAGAGCGAAAGAAGTATCGAAAACGTTGGGATGAAGGTGAAGAATCAAGAGACCCGATGACGGGTTACTAAAAAGGAGGATCTATATGAAGCCAACATACCCGGCACCATATGCTAAGGCTGGGGGCACTCGGACTCCTCAGGGTAAAGGGGCCAAGGCCGTGCGGGCTGTAGACGCTAATGAGCCTTATGTGGACTACGACCCCGAAGTAAGGCCCACAAAGCTTCCGGCGAAGTCAACTCCCAGGTCTGATTACAAAACTTCTAAGAACTAGGTGATAACCATGCCTGAGCACATTTCAACCGGCAAGAGTTACGGCAAAGGCGGCCCTATTCGGAGGCATAACCCTACAACGACCCCCCAGACTACTGACATAGAACTTCCCCCCGACAAGCAGCGCAGGGAGGTTCCGGGCCCGGGCTACACTATCTCTCCCGATTATATTAAGATCGGGAACCGGTCCAAGAAGTTTGGCCGTTCATGATTAGGAAAGTTTCTGGGGGCTATGTAGTCGTCTCCGAAAGGACGGGTAAAAGGTTGAGCCGCGTATATCGTTCCAAAGCACAGGCCCAAAAGAGGCTTCGCCAGATTGAATTCTTCAAGCATAAGAAGAAGAAAAAGAAGGATACTGGCTTTGGCTCTCTGTAAAGGGGTGACTTATGGCTAAGCGGCGGAAGATGCCCAAGGCCCTGCTGGAATGGCGCGAGCGTCAGCGAGCTGGGGCTATCATGCGCCCAAGTACTTTTGAGCGGATTGTCCGTAAGGCTGCCGCCAGAGGCTATCGCAATCCGAAAGCTGTGGCAGGAAAGGCTTATTGGACAACTGTGCGGGCCAAGTATCGTAAGCGACGCCGTGGCAAGACCGCATCCACAGGATTCGGAAATCTTTGATAGGCACGCCTTCGAGCGCGATCGCAAGCTGCGCAAGCGGCGTTATGGTATGCGTGTGTCCGGTCGTTCAACCTTTGACCTAGAGAGGATACAGAGAGATGTTTCTCGTTCTCGCCGCCCTCATTCACCAAGAGAGTGGTGACGTTAAAGATATCGCCTATGTCATAGCCAGCGGGCCAGAAGAGGCCATGAAAAAGGTGCAAGCTAAATGGGGCACACAGAATCTTGAGGGTTGTAGTATTATCCTTTCAGCCCTTATGCCTGTTCCGCCCGCTGCCCTTGGTAAAAATGTTATTGTCCCATCGGTGATCACTGCCAATGCCTAGGCCTAAAAAGTCAGTTGATACCGTAACCGAAACACCCGAAATCCGAGGGACGGGGGTTGAGATAGTTTCTCCCCGGCTCGATGATGAGACTTGGGACTATATTCAAGGACGCCTGTGGGATGCCCTTAGTCTATCAGTGCTATCGAGAGCAGGCCTCGATCGAGACCTAGAAGTTTATAACAAACTCTATGAGGGCAAGGCTCCTGAGGGTAAAGATTGGCCGTGGGCGGGAGCCAGTAACTTGCATGTGCCTCTTACTCAGGAGCTGCTAGATGCTACTCATGCTCGGGCGGCTAAAGCGGCCTTGGCGAATCCGCTGGTTCTTGTTGTTCCCAAAGATTCTGGTAGCGTTGAGATTGCGGCCAAGGCTGAGAGGTATTATGACGCTTGGGCTAGAAAGGCTCAGGTGGATAAGGAAATTTCAACGGCCATCCTGTTGGCTCTTCGAGATGGGGTCGGGCTTCTAAAAGTAGGATGGGAGGTGCGAAAGCGGCGAGTTAAAGTCCGAAAATATGTCCCACTGCTTAACGAGGACGGCACACCAGTTATCGATCCTCTTAATGGAGAGCCGGTTCGCCAGGAGACTATCGAAACACTTGACTTAGTGGAGTATGACGATGTGCGTGTCGTCCCGGTTGAGCTCAAGGACTTCTATCTTATTCCCGCCCATGCTTACAGCATTGACCGGTTCGGTAGCGGAGCGGCGAAGGGTGTAGCCCACCGAATATGGCTAAGATGGGATGAGATTAAACGGCGAGCCGACGCTGGTCAATATAAGCAAGAGGCCGTAGAATACCTCCGAAACAACGCCGCCACTGAGCGGACTCCTGATGAGGATGTGGTTCTAGGAGGCAAAGTAGCTATAACCCAGCCATTCGTGGTAGAGAGTCCTCAAGGCGAAGTTAGGGCCGACAAGGAATTTGAGCTATTTGAAATTTATATGTCTTGGGACCTGAATGGTGATGGTTACGAGGAGGAGTGTAAGTTCACGATCGCCTTTAAATGGGGCATTCTTCTGGAGGCTGTTATCTTTCCCTATTGGCACCAAAAGCGTCCTTTCATCGCCTTTATACCGTGGCCCCGGCCCAGGCGATTTTATGGGTTCGCAATTCCTGAGCGATTGGAGTCTCTCCAGCGCGAACTAAACACGATACGAAATCAGCGGGTCGACGCTGTAACCATCAATTTGGCTCCCCCTATTCTGGTGAACCGGGGGTCGGCCATCCGAGAGGGTGGCCAAGTTAGCTGGGGCCCGGGGGCCAGGCTGGAAGTTGACAGCCCTGAAGACATTGCCCCTGTACGAATGCCGGAGATTAATCCATCAGCTTGGACGGAAGAGAATATCCTCAGGCAAGAGGCTGAACGAGTTGTTGGATTCTATGACATTAACACGCCAAGGGGAACCGGTGCCAGACGCACTCAGGCGGAGATCGGAGCTATTCAGCAAGAGAGCCTTATTCGCTTCGATCTTATGATGAAGAACATCCGGCGGTCTATTGTGGATCTCTTTGAAATGGTCCACGCGCTGAAGATCCAATATATGCCGGAGCAGGAAATATTTGAGGTCCCGGTTCCGGCGACAACTGGAGACATCCCACAACGGGTGGCAATTACCCGCGCCGAATTAGCTCAAGCCAATATTGAGTTTCGAGCCAACGGGGATCTTCCAATTACTGATCGAGAGCAGGCCCGACAAGAAGCTTACTTCCTCTATCAGGCTCTTATGGGCCATCCATTGGTGCAGGCCAGCTTATTGCATCAGTGGAATCTAGCGAAGGTTTTGCTCGAAGCTTGGGACCGCCGAGATATCGAGTCAATCATAGGCACTAAGGAAGAGGCTCTGCAGCTTCAGCAGGCTATGCAGCAGCAACAGCAACAGCAGCCTCCTCCCGAGGAAGGTTCTGTGAATGCGCCTCGAAAGACGCGCCGCACTAGAGCTGCTAGCTAATCCCGCATATAAGACGCTCATACAGCATTATCAGGACGAGATTAACGCCCTGACTTATGAGCTGTCTCATGTGCACTTGGAAGATCGTACCCGTATCGAGAAAATGGCGCGGTTGAAGGCATTGGAAGAGTTTGTGGCTATTGTAGAGAGATCAATAACCCAATAAAGGAGGGTTGAGCATGGCAGATGAGAAGCCGGATGTAACGGCGGCTTCTGAGGAAGATTTGGCCAGCATCTTTGGTCAGTTTTCTTTGGGACTGCCGGAGGGAGAAGAGGAGACTCCCAGGGCCGAATCATCCACGGCTAAAGAAACTCCTAGGGAAGCGGGACAAACTCAGGAAGAGCAGACTGAGAAAGTCCCCCAGGTTGCTCAAAAGGAGCAGGCCGTTCCCAAGAGTCGGTTCGATGAGGTCTACGAGAAGGCTAAGCTGTATGAGTCGTGGGCCCCTATTATCGAGCTTTTTGACAAAGATCCGAATGCTGCTCGTCGGGTCATCATGGAGCGAGTCGCTGGACGGACTCAGGAACAAGAAACCGCCACGGCTACTCGACAGCCCTCTGCTGAGGAAATCCGAGCTTACTGGGCTAAACGCTTGGAGGAAGACCCGGTCGGGGGCCTTGCGGACCTAGTTCGTGCTGCTGTAGCCGAACAGATTCAACAGGCTGTCGTTCCGGCTATTGCTCCGGTTCGTCGGACTGCGGTGCAGACTCTGGTCAGAGACTTTAAGAGAGCGGCTAAGGAGGAAGACCCTTTGTTTGCTCACTATGAGAAAGTCTTTGACAGTGTTCTGTCGCAGACCGATCCGAGTCTTATTGAGCAGAATCCCGATCTAGTGCTTTCACGGGCTAAGGCAATGGCTTTCGGTATGTGGGCTGACACGCAGAGACAGAAGATCATGGCCGCTAAGGGCCAGAAGACCCTGCCCCGCGAAAAGCCTACTGCGGCTGCCGAAGTGACTGCCTCACCAACGCCTAGCGAGGGCACAAGGGCTAAGCCTAAGCGCACACCCACGCGCGAGGAAATAATCATCTCAGAGCGGTACGGTGTTCCTCTCGAACAGCTACTAGCTGAGGAAGAGGAAGGCCCAAGTCCGTTTAGCCGATAGGGGTGAGTATCATGGGTGAAAAGTTTCGTGGTCCGTTCGGTGCCGAGATTGATCTTTCCGAGTATGAGAAGATCGATCTTCGTGAGGTAATCGCTCCGATTGACTTGCTTCGGCTTGAGGATACCGATCCGAAGTATGTCTACGGGTGGCTTGACACAAGCGACCCAAACACTGCTTACAAAATCCGAAAGGGAGTATGGGAGCCTGTCCGCGCCGATGATTTGGGCGGCGTGAAAGTTCCTTACCATACCTCTTCCGAAGATGGCTATGTGCACGTGCGAGAGTTGATTCTGGTACGTATGCCTAAAGAACGTTACGACCAGATTCAAAAGGCCTATGTGGCCCTATCTCTTCGTCGTCACCAAGCTCTTCGCAGGGGCTATGAGGAAGCTATTCAAGACACCGCCCGGACTATCTCGCCGGGATCAGATGCTACTCCATTCTCCCAAGAGGACATTACTGTTAAGACTGAATCTCGCCGTAGGCGATAAACGCTAGGGGTGACTGGACATGGCAACTATTCCTATTCGTAAAGTCAACCCGGCGGGTACCATTTCGGGTAACCAGTTCAGGGTGATTGTTTACCCGCTTGAGGCCACTGCTGTCATTCAAGGCGGTGACTTGGTGTCGGATGAAGACACAGATGGGTTGGCCGCTAAGGCCACTTCTCCGGCGGTTGCCGAAAAGAAACTTCTAGGCTTTGCCCTTCACGACACTAAGGAAGGCACTCCTTGGCTACTGGGGGCTGGCCAGCCTGGTGGGGACTTTGGTGGTACCTTTGGTGGGACCTTCATGGGGTCTAACAACCTTCTGAGGTCCATCGAAGGTGTCGGAGTCCACATTTTGGCAGCCGACCCGGACAACATCTTTGAGATCAACCTCAATGGAGTCTTTTCTCTCGCCCAGGTTGGGGCTCAAGTTGGGTTGGTTGAAGATGCTTCTGGTTTCTGGAAGGCTGATGCGGGCCAAGCTAATAAGGTGGCAGTCATTGTTGGCTATCCTGGAGGCCCTAATAAGGGTGTTCCTGGGGATACTAACGCGCGGGTATTCATTCGGTTCCTGAGCTCGGTCTATCTGCTGAACTAAGGTGAAGGAGGTATAGCAGCCATGTTGATTACGAATACTTATATCAACGCTCTCTCTCGGGTGCTGCGGACTGCCTTCTTCACTACGGCGCAGAAGATCCCGGAGTTCTACCCGACGGTCTTCAATGTCATAGATGAAGGTAAAGGCAATCCGCGCCCGTTTGTTGACGTCATGACTCTGGCAGGGTTTGGTACTTTGTCGGAGAAGAGACAGGGCGAGGCCTTGACGTATGATGAGGCCTTTGAGGGGTTCGTTACTCGGTACGTCTACGTGACGTATGCTGGTGGCTACCGTGTGAGCAAGGAAATGATGGCGGAGGATGCTATGGGAGTTATTCCTCGGCTTCCTCAGGCTCTTGCTTATGCTGCTCGCCAGACAGTTGAATTGCGAGTTTGGGATATTCTCAACCTTGCTTTTAACTCAGCCGTGGTGGGTGGTGACGGTAAGCCCCTGTGCGCTGACGATCACCCTCTAAAGGGAGGCGGCACATACGATAACAACCTGGGTGCCACAGCCCTCTCTCCTACTGCCCTACAGTCGGCCATTATCAATGGGTTCGACCTATTGGTTGATGACCGAGGTCTGCCTATAGTGCGGACTGCGAAATTCTTGGTTGTTCCTCCCCAGCTGGAGAAAACAGCCTTGGAGATCGTTAAGTCCGCCTACACGGTGGAAACTTCCGGTGTCGCAGCCAACGCGGTCAACATCCACTATGACCGACTGCAGGTTGTGGTTAGCCGTTACCTAACCTCGACCACTGCTTGGTTTGTACTGGGCAACAAGGGTGAGGGTGAGGGCGATCACCACTGCCTGAACGTCTACTGGAAGTGGAAGGATGTCTTCGAGCAGGAGAAGGACTTCGATACGAAGTCTATCAAGAACTCGCTTGACTTCCGGTTCACTTACGGTTGGGACGACTGGCGGGCCGTGATTGGCTCTCAGGGAGCCTAACCCAATGGGGGGCTACTGCTCGGGGTAGCCCCCCTCTCCAAATTAAGGAGGAAAAATTGAGATGGCCATCAACAAGATCCGAAATGTTATCTTTATTGATGCTCCGGGCTCAGGTGTGGCTATACCTGTCGGAGTTTTTGTACGTATCTCAGCCGTTGTAGTTGTGGGTGGCACTGCCGCAGCTAGTCTCAAGATTTATGCAGCCCAATCGGCAGACGCGGCTAAGCAAATCTTTGAGGGTACGGCACCCAGTGGA